GCGCATGGTTTTGTCAATATATAAACCTAAAAATGTACACATCAAACCCAAACACATAAAGCCAGCTGTTAAATCCAATCTAAAAAATGAATAATCAATCAAGCCAAAGCCCGTTAGTAGTAGTAATGTATGAATGTTATTTTTAAAAAATTTCAAAACAGACCTCCACTTTCAAAGATTTTTTCGTCAGTCCAATAACCTGCGCCGTCAAATGCTTCGAGATAACAAGCCGCATAAGCGTCTAGTAAAGCATCGAGCGGGTCAATTTTATTGCTGTTTTTATTCTTATCAATACGCATACCGTTGTTGTCAACTCGTGTATAAGCATTATTAACAGCCATTGTAAGCAACTTATTGCCCGAATGTTTTATTTTCCCAGTTTTGACGTCATCTCTAAACTGCTTCGTCGGCATATTCAGAACCATTGTTGTTTGTGGGATTTGGACTTGTGTCCATTCTGGGTGTCGTTTCTCAATCATCGTTAGCAAAGCGCCGTATTGATAAGGGTCGAAATAAATCCCCTGAACTTCCCAATCGTTTTCAATAACCATTTCTTCGAGTTTTTCCATAACTCGTTCATTATCAATAACACCAGA